CGGCAACCCGTCCGTCTTCCCGTGCGGGCGCCCGGTACAAATCGACGGAAATCCGAGGGCACGCGACACCATGCGACAGGACAGGCGGATCCAGATCGTCGAGACCGCGATGCGGACCGAGGAATGGTCCGAGGATCTCGTGGCGCGACTGATGGTCGAGACCGGGGCGTGCCGCGCGACCATCTACCGCGACCGGTCGGCCGTGCTGGCGAAGCTCGCTGAGGAGGAGCAGACCGACATGCCCCAGCGGCGGGCCGGCTTCCTGCTGGAGCTGAGGCAGGTCCGGCGCAAGGCCCTGGCCGCGGAGAAGTTCTCGCCGGTCGTGCGCACGCTGGCCATGGAGGCCCAGGTGCTGGGGCTGATGGCGCTTCCCAGCGGGGAGCAGAGCCAGGTGGCGGTGGACGGCACCCTGGAGGCCGTACTGGCCGAGACCCAGCGCCTCCGCCGCCGGGCCGAGGCAAGCGACTCCTGGGTCGCCGTGGAGCGCCTGCTGGCCCGCGAGGCCGAACTGGCCCGCGCCATCGCCGAGCGGGACCGCGCTGACCGCGAGGCCCGCATGGGCCACATGACCGAGGACGACATGTTCGGGCGGCTGGTCGCCAACGTCGCCGCCATGCCCGAGGCGTACAAGGACCGACTGCGGGCCGCGCTGGGATGAGCATTCCCCCGACCCTCGACCTCCGGTCGCTGCTGCTGGGCGCCGTCCAGAGCAGCGCCATGCTGGTCGAGCGAGCGCAGACACGGCCTCTCGACACGGTGCTCTGGACGCCCCCGCAACTGGCCTTTCTGAAAAGCACAGCTACAAACAGGCTCCTGCGCACAGGTACGCAGTTCGGGAAGACCTGGGCCGGCGCGGCCGACGTGATCTACCGCTGTTTGGGCCGGCACCCCTACCAGGAGGTGCAGCCGCCCCCGGTAGAGGTGTGGGTGGTCTGCAAGTCCTGGTCGCAGTCCATCGCCATTCAGGGAAAGTTGTGGGCGCTGCTGCCGAAGGACGAGATCCTGCCGGACACGGAGTTCGACAAGCTGACCGGCTTCTCGGGCGTGCAGAAGGCCGTCGAGTTCAAGAACGGATCGATCATCCGGATCAAGACGGTCGGCCAGGACTCCCTCGACCTGGAGTCGGCGACCATCCATCACGTCTGGGTGGATGAGCCTCTGGGCAACGCCGTGATCTTCGGGGCGCTCCAGGACCGCCTCCGCCGGACGGGTGGCGGCATGTCCTTCACCATGACCCCGGCCACGACAGGCGACCTGACCTGGCTTTGGGAGCTGGTGGACCAGGGCCAGGTTGAGGACCTCCATTTCAGGATGGAGCCTCAGAACTTCATTCCTGAGGGGAAGACGGAGCCACTCAGGACAGAGAAGGGCGTCCCCATGGACGCCGCCTGGATCGAGGCCGAGATCAAGAAGACCCTGCCCTGGCAGCGGGGGGTCCGGTGTCACGGAGAGCGCGAGTTCGCCAGCGTGGACCGGGCGCTGGAAGCCTTTCACCGCGACAAGCACGTCCGCGACCTGCGCGGAGCAGACGCCGATCTCCTCCCTGGACAGGTCCAGGTGTGCCTCGGCCTCGACTACGGCGAGGACGCGCTCCGGACCTGCGGCGTCTCCATCTACGTGGACGAGAGCGGCCCGCACCCTCAGATCTTCGTCATGGGCGAGTACGCCCCTGGCGAGGCGACCACGGTCGACATGGACGTGGACGGGCTGCTCGTCATGCTGGCCGAGTGCGGCGACCGCTGGTCCACGCTCGACCACGCCTGGGCGGACAAGCGGTACGAGGGGCGGACCACCGACAAGAATGCGCGGCTGTTCATGGCCGCCATCGGCCGCCGGCTGGGCGTGAGCGGCGAGATCCGCCCCCAGCTCCGGGTCGCGAAGCGAGGGCTCAAGCGGGACCACTTCTGGCCGTCCGTCCGCTGGTTGCACGAGGCGATGATCCGGCCCGGCCACTTCGTTGTCGACGCCTCCTGCGTCTGGCTCATCGAGGCCCTGGAGAAGTGGGACGGCACGGAAAAAAGCCCCTACAAGGACATCATCGACGGGCTCCGCTACGCTACCCGGCACCTCTGGGGTCCGCCTCCTGGCGCCCCCGGGCGCGTCCTGCGTCGGCGGTTCTGAGCCGGCGTGTAGTACGGGCCGATGCAGATCGACCTCCCCAGCCGCCCCCAGCTTCCGGCCTCGGACCAGAAGCGCGCCGAGCACCAGGCCCTGCGCTGCCGCCTGCTGAATGGCGAGTGGGCCGAGGACCTGGAGAAGGCGCTCCAGCGGCACATCCGGACGGAGCGCCGGGAGGCCTGGGGCATCGCTGAGATGAGCCGCAACCCCTTCCGGTCGCTGGCGACCCAGGTGGGCGGCGCGCTCTACCGGATGTCGCCCACCGTCCGCGGGTCCGCCGGCAGCGAAGGGCTGATCTCCGCGGTGGAGGGCGCCGGGCTCTGGCAGCTCATGCAGCGCGTGTCCACGGACCTCGTCGGGCTGCGCGAGTCCCTGGTCCGCGTGGACTGGTCCGAGCGGGGTGGGCTGCTGTTCCGCCCCGTCCCCGTCGAGTTGTCCTACGTCGAGTCCGTGCCCGAGGCCCCCGACGTGCCCGCGCTGGTCGAGGAGATCCAGCAGCGGACGGACCCGACGACCGGCAAGCCCATCTGGGTCTGGGAGATCCTGGACGTCCGGGACCTCGCCAGCCCCAGGCACGTCATCCTGAGCGACGACCGCAGGACCGACCTCACCGCCGCCTACCTCGGCGCCGACAAGTCCGGGGCAAACTACCAGTACAGGGACACGGCGGGGAGGCCCTACCTCCCCGTCGTCATGCACCACGCGGATCGCAGCGGTCGCCTGTGGGATCACAAGTTCGGCCTGGAGGCCGTGCTGGGGACGCTGACGATCGGCGTTCTTCTGACCTTCTGGGTCCATGGCGTCAAGGATGGTTCGTTCGCGACCGTCGCCCTGGTCAACGGAAAGGTCGCTGGCCTGGAGATCGAGACGCGCGGCGAGGACGGGCAGACCATGGTCACCCGGACGCAGGTGATCAGCGTCGATCCCGGGGCCATCATCGAGATCGCGCCGATCCAGGACGGGCTCCAGCCGAGCGTCTTCCAGCTCCAGCCGGGCTTCGAGCCGGACAAGCTCATGTCCGCCATCGGGCAGTTCGAGGCCGGGCTGGCCGAGTACGCGGGCGTCAGTCCCTCAGACCTTGTCCGGACCGGCGCGGATCCCCGGTCGGGCGCGTCTCTGTCGATCTCCCGCGAGGGCCTGCGGGCCGCACAGGCGCGCTTCGAGCCCCAGCTTCGGCGCGGAGACCTCGAGCTGCTGGCGGTGGCGGCCAAGGTGCTCAACGGGGCCACGGGATCGACCTGGCCCGAGTCCGGCTACTCCATCGCCTACCCGGCCTTGCCCCTGTCCTCCGACGAGGTGCAGGCCCAGCGCCAGGACCTCCTGGAAAAGGTCAGCGCGGGCCTGCTGTCCAAGGTGGACGCCTTCATGCGCCTGAACCCCGGCCTGACCCGAGATCAGGCCATCGCCGAGCTGCAACGCATCCAGCGCGAGAACGCCATGTTCGGCGCGCTTCCGACCATGCCCTGAAAGGACACACACATGCCCATCACCCACACGGACGGACAGACCTACTACTCCCAGGCCGAGGTAGAGGCGACGGTCAAGGACCGGGTCAAGAACGTCGGCGAGAAGGTCTCCCAGGCTGAGGCCAGCGCCTCGGAGTGGAAGCGGAAGTTCGAGGAGGTCGCGCCCAAGGTGGCGACCGCCGACACGCTGGCGGCGCAGGTCGAGGAGCTCCGCGCCCAGGCCGAGCAGGCCCGCGGCGGACTCGCCCGCTATCAGGCCGCCGCCAGCGTGGGCGTGACCGATCCCGACACCATCGAGGCGCTGGAGCTCGCGCACCAGAAGGCCATGACGGGCATCGCGAAGGACAAGCGGGTGGACTTCGGCACCTACCTCCAGACGGGCAAGAAGGACCCGTCGGTGCTGCCCAGCTACCTCCGCGGCGTGTTCGGCCAGGGTGGGCAGGGCGCCGCCCAGGGCCAGGACAAGGGCGGGGCCGCCACCGGCGCGCAGGACAAGGGCGGCGCTGGGCAGGTTCAGGACAAGGGCCAGGGCGCTCAGGACAAGGGCGGCACCCAGCAGCGCCCTCCGTGGGCCCCTGCTGTGACCGGACAGCAGCAGGTCCAGACGGGCGCGACGCCCAGCTTCGCCGAGCGCGTGGCGAGCGCCAAGAGCCTCGACGACCTCGCCAAGCTCCAGGCCGAGCGGCGCGCGGGCCGCTGATCCGGGCTCGCGTGTAGTACGGCACGAAGCCGACGGTCGCACCGGACGCGAGGCCCGCGAGGGCGCAGCGGAAACAGCAGAAGGCGGCGGACACCCAACACCATTCGAGGGTTTCCCACATGGCTATCGCAGTCTTCTCCGCCGGCGCCCCTGGTTCCGGCAACGGCCTCGTCACCGAGGACCAGCTCAACGATCTGGTGCTCGCCGAGCGCACCTTCAGCCTCGCCATGGTCGACATGGCGGACCTGTTCGACACCCCGGTCATCTACATGACCGATGGCACCGGGTCAGGCTCGCTCGTCCAGCGGCACCGCCAGCTCACCCTGGGCTGGGGCCTGAGCATGGACGCGACCGCCGCCGAGGACACCTCGGTCAGCGCGTCCAGCGTGACCGCCACGAAGGCCGACGTCACCATCGCCCGCCGCTCGCTTCGCCTGGACGAGACCGGCCTGGCGCGCGCCGTCGGCACGGACTGGGGCTTCGACCCCATCGCCCTCGGCCTCACCATGGTCGGCTCCTTCCGCGCGGGCCGCATGGGCGCGCTGGCGACCGCGGTGGCCGCCGCGACGACCAACGTGACTTCCGCCGGCACCGGCGACGTGGACGACCTCTACGACGTGATCGACAGCTTCACCGCCAGCACCGGCGACCCCGGCCCGCTGGTGGGGATGCTGCACCCCGTGACCATGGCCAGCATCCGCGACTCGCTGCGCTCCGAGGTCGGCCCCGGCGAGAACCGGGCGGACTTCCAGGCGTTCCTGGCCAAGGGCGCAGAGATGCTGCTCGGGATCCTCTGCTTCCCCAGCACGAAGATCACGACCAACGCCGGCAAGTACGAGAACGCCGTCATGGCGGCGGGCGCGGTGGCGTACTCCATCGCCATGCCCCAGGCGGCCCTCGGCGGCAACCAGATCGTGTCGCAGCCCTCGGACATGCCCCTGCTGATCGAGGTCGAGCGCAGCGCCGGGACCGACACCTACAAGATCGTGGCCAACGGCTACGACGGGCTCGCCATCCGCGAGCAGGCCCGGATCCGCGGGCTCCTGGCGGCCACCTCCTGATCCTCTGAGGCGGCCCCGGAGCGGCACGGTCTCGTGTCCTCCGGGGCCCCTCCGGGGTCGCCTCTCTCCACTACGAGGACACGACGACATGAAGGACACGACCAGCAACCGAGCCCCCCAGGCCACCCCCAACGGCTTCGTCCCGAAGCAGAAGGTCAGCGGGGAGAACCTGGGCCACAAGCTCCCCAACTTTGGGGAGCGCACGCGGTTCTTCTTGCTCGGCGCGCACCCGTCGAGCTTCGACCTCGTCGAGACCTCCGAGGGCTGGCGGCTGGTCCCGACGCTCAAGCGGCTCGTCATCCAGGCGGGCGTGAACTTCACGCGCCAGGTCAAGGAGGGGCAGGCCCTCGACTCCAGCGACATCGAGGCGAAGTTCCGCAGCCGCTTCGGGGTCCAGGTGCTCACCGACCCCGACCAGTACATGTACGCCGCCGACGGCGCGGCCGGGCAGAAGGGTCACTTCCTGCTCTGGGAGAACGTCAAGACCTACCCGGACGGCACCTATGAGGTCCACATGGACCAGGACGGCTATGACCGCTGGCGCTGGTCCCTGGTCGCCGACGGGATCGTCCCCCCGCCGCGCGACTCGATCATCGCGGAGTTCACCCGCCGGCTCCGGAAGCAGGCGCAGCGCGCGACGCGGACGCCTCACCTCATGCAGGCCCAGGAGGCAAAGGCCCTGGCCGAGCGCCGGCAGCAGGGCCTGGCCGAGGCTCAGGCGGCCCTGGCCGACCTCCTCAAGCCCCAGAAGGGAGCGGCCTGATGGGCGGCGAGAAGCAGGGCGGCCGAGAGCACATCGACCGCACCACGAAGTACCTGATCGACCGCGCCGGGATGCCGCCCAAGGAGGCCGAGCGGAAGGCGCGTGAGACCCGGATCCGCGTCGAGGACCGGGAGAACGGAGGGCGACGGTGAGCAGCGCCGAGACCGTCTACACCGTGCGCACGCCCTACCCGGACTACCTCGTCCGGGGGCGGGCGCAGACGGTCTCGCTTCCCCTCTACCGGGATGGCGCGCTGGTGGCGCCCACGGCTTCCGGCTCGACCTTCGCCCTCCTGGACGCGGCCGGCTCCGAGGTCGTTGCGGCCGCCGCCGTGACGGTCACTGGCAGCGTTGCCACCCGTGCCCTCACGGCGCCGGACCTGCCGAGCACGCTGGCCCTGGGCCGGGGCTACCGCGAGGTCTGGCACCTCGTGCTCCCCGACGGGTCCACCCGCGACTACCGGCGCGACGCCTCGCTGGTCCTGTATGCGGCCTACCCGGTCATCACCGACGGCGACCTGACCGGGGTGTACTCGGACCTGGACCGCCAGCTCAAGAGCGGCACGACGACCTTCCAGTCGTACATCGACGAGGCCTGGAAACGCATCCTGGGCCGGCTGGAAGGCCAGGGGGTGTTCCCGGAGTGCATCGTTACGGACTGGAGCCTGCGCGAGGTCCACATGGAGCTGACGCTGCACCTGATCTGCCTGGACTGCGGACGGGCGGCGGGTGGGCGCTGGCTCGAGCTGGCCGCCGGGCACAAGAAAGAGTTCGAGATGGCCTGGTCTCGTCTCCGCTTCGCGACCTCCACGGACGGGGCGAACGCCGACGGGTCCGCCATGCGCCCCGCCAACAAGGGCGTGGTCTTCCTGAACGCCTCGCCCCGGGCGACCTGGCGCGGCTTCGGCGGGCTCTGATGGCCACGATGAAGCTCTCCGAGGTCCGGCAGGCGGTGGCGACGGCCATCGCCACGGCGCTGGGTGCGAGCGGCTGGCGCGAGTCCGACGACGTCTTCGACCACTTCGGTCGCGGTGGGGACGGCGAGGGGCGAGGCCACATGAGCTACGCCGTCGGCATCCCGGCCTCGACCGCGTTGAAGGACCGGCAGCGCAAGTCCGAGGGGGCGCTCTCGGACACGACGGTCAAGGTCCGCTGGGCCTGGGGGGTAGCCGCCCTGGACAAGATCGCCTCCCAGGACGATGGCCTGGACGCCGGCCAGGACGTGCTGAACGCGGTCGAAACCATCCAGGCCACCGAGGAGTTCGGCCTGATCTACGTCTCCTCCACGCAGACCGTGGACGAAGAGGGCTGGCTCATCGGGGAGATCACCTTCCGAGCGATCCACCACCTGCCGCTCCAGGCGAGCTGATTTCGGACAGGTCTCGACCCGGCTGTGTAGTACGGGCCGAAGGAGAGACCCATGGCCTCCGCTGACCATCGCCTCGGCGCCAACTTCCGCGACACGCTCATCAAGCTCGCCGGCATCCGGCTTTCGGACGTCGCGGGCCGCTCGACCACGGACTACGCCGACATCATCTGCGGAGACGGCGTGCCCAGCGGGGGCTACGGCCGGGCGTCGGGCGCCTCGCTCGTCTACCTCCAGAAGGACGCCGACGCGGCCGAGGTGGTCACCTGGGCGTCCTGCGACGGCGGGACGACCTGGGCCCGCGCGAACGCGATCAGCCCCGAGCGGTTCAGCCTCAAGTGGTTGGCGGGCCAGCGGGGCAAGCCCGGCCTGAACGCTGACATCCAGTCGGCGACCGAGGCCACCCGCGAGATCGCGGACCCGGACTTCGAGCTGCTCGGGACCAACGCGGCGTCGAGCTGCTCGGCCTACGACACGGGCGGCGGGATCGCGCTCACCACGGCCGGCGCGTCGGGCGATCAGGTCATCCTGGTGGGCCACCTCGACGCATCGCAGTCGGCCTGGGGCACCGTCCTGTGGCCGACCAGCAAGAGCCTCATCTACGAGGCCGTCATCAAGACGGGCTCCAACATCACCGCCACGACCATCTGGGCGGGCCTCAAGCTGACCAACACCCCGGTCGTGGCCACCGACGACGATCAGGTCTTCGTCCGCTACCAGGACACCCAGAACTCCGGCAAGTGGCAGGTCATCTCGTCCATCGCCGGGACCGACACGACGACCAACACGACCCTGACGGCCGTGGCGACCTCGACGGTCTACCGCGTGCGGATCGTCCTGGCCTCGGACCGGACCGCCAAGGTCTACATCAACGGGACGCTGGTCTACACGACCGCCGCCCTCACCAGCGCCAACCTGATCCCGTACATCGGCGTCCAGGCCGACACGGCGGCGGCGAAGGCGATCACCGTGCGGTCCCAGGCCATCTCGCGCCTGTACTGAGGAGGTCCCCATGGCCGCCACCTATGCTGCAAAGGTCCTGCTCGACCTCGCCTTCACCGAGGTCATCTCCTCGGGCATGAAGGCGGGCCCGGTCACGTCCCGTCTGCTGGAGCAGCTCGACCTGGTCAACGGGACCAACGATGGCCAGATCGACCGGGCCTACGCGAAGACCGAGACGGGCATCGGCTCGGCCGTCACGACGACCTATGACCTGACGGGGTCGCTGACGGGTCTCGACGGCACGCCCATCAACTTCGCCGAGGTCGTCCTGGTCGCCGTCCGGAACAAGTCGGCCACGGCCGCCAACTGGCTCAGCGTCGGCCCGAACGCCAGTACCGGGTTCGGGGTCGTCACCTCGAACAAGGGCTTCTGGGCGGACGTCAGCGACCGCAACGTCGTGCCCGCGGACGGGGACTCCTGGATGGTCCTCTACAGCAAGGCCGGTGTGCCCGTCTCGGGCGGCAGCACCGACCTGTTGGCGATCATCACCCAGAGCGGGACCTCGGCCAACACCTGGGACCTCTTCATCCTCGGCAGGAGCGCCTGATGAGCATCGCCGCAAATCCGCTGATTCCGAGGGATGGAACGCTGGTTCTGTCCGACGGCGCAGCCCTGAGTCTGACCCTGCTGTACGAAGAGGGAGACCTGGACGTGCAGGGCTTCGAGAAGGGCTCCTTCGACTTCCAGAGTTTCTGGTCTCGTGGCCAGTGGTTCGCCGGCCGCGAGACGCAGACCCACGAGATGGAGATCGCCTTCTCCTGCTACGCGGTCGGGCTGATCGGCGACGGCAGCACCGCCCTGATCGGCGACGTGATCAACCGTCTCGGCGTCTGGGCATCCGCCACCTCGACCCTGCCGACCTCGACCGGCGGCGCCTACACCGTCAAGCTCGCCTGGACCGGAGACCGGACCTCGTATGGGGGGTCGGCGAACTCCACCCTGACCATGAAGTACGTCAGGCTTTCGGCCGGTTTTTCCGAAGGAGTCGGCGCGAAGTGGAGCATCAAGGGACGACTGGTCCCCTACTCGTCGGACTACCTGACCATCACCTGACCCTGGGGCCTGAGAGGACACCATGCCCGAGATCATCCAGATCGAGCTGCTGGGCCGCAAGCACACCATCACCCTGCCCGGCATGGCCGAGCGCGAGGAGCTGGCCGCCGCCCTGCACGAGCTGAACCAGGGCAAGCTGACCGCCTTCCAGACGCTCCGGCGCCTGGCCGCCGCCCTGGGCCTCTGCACGCGCCTCGGCCGCGAGAGCGGGCAGACCTACGCCGGCCACGGCTACGACCTCGCGGGCTACGGCGGGGCCGTCTACGCTTGGCTGCGCCAGCAGGGCGTGGAGCCCCGCGACATCGTCGCTCCGGGACGCGCCTGCCTGGGCGCCTGCGCCGAGAGCCTGATGCCGCGAGAGGTGGAGGTGAAGGCTCGCGCGGATTTCTCGGATCCCGCCGGGGCGAACTGAACCGAGAAGCGATCCGCCTCTCGGTCGCCTACGGCGGGGGAGACCTGCGCTGGTTCGAGCGCCTGTCGAGGGAGGACCAGATCGACGTGTGCGCCTACGACCGGCTCCTGCACCCGCCGAAGCCCAGCACCCGGGGCGAGCTGCCCGAGCCCGTGCGGCGCCTGCTGGAGGCCAGAGCTGCCGCCGAGCGAGGCGGCCGATGAGCGTGACGCGCTTCACCCAGGGCGCCGTGACCGTGACCCTGGACGGGGCGCTGGAGGCCATCGTGCGCAAGGCCCTGGACGCCGCCGCTGGGCAGACGGTGCGCCTCCTGGAGGGCGCCGCCCAGCAGGTGGCCGACCAGGCCCGCTCGAAGTGGTACAGCCAGGACGGCGTCAAGCGTCGGACCGGCAAGTCCGGAGACATCCAGGTCGTCACCACGGTCAGCGACACCGAGGTCCGGGTGTCCGTCGGCTCGACCGACCTGGAGCGGGCGAAGTTCATCCACCGGCCCGCCCGCCTGTCCACGGTGGCCCAGGAGATCACCTCGGCCGACTACTGGAAGGCAAAGCGCGCGGGCGGCATCACGGCCCGGCACGTCTTTCAGGCTCGCCGCGCCCGACCCGACCAGGGCGTCGAGGCCGGCAAGTTCTACCAGATCGTCCACAACCCGGCGGCCTCGGACGGCAAGTTCCTCCTGCCGGTCCTGGTGACCTCCCCGATGCGGGTGAAGGTCCAAGCCATCACCCCCGAGCTCGGCCGGGCCATCGCCGAGAAGGCGGGAGGCTGACATGGCCGACAACGTCGTCGGAATCGACATCGTCGCCCGGCTCGACAGCTTCCGGGCGGAGCTGGCCAAGATCCCAGACATCGGCGCCGACGAGGCGAAGAACCTGACGGCCCAGCTCTCTAAGGAGATCAAGGCCGCGGAGCGGGCCGCGACGTCGGCGGCGACCGCGAGCAAGAACCTCGCCAAGGCCAACAAGGAGCTGGGGAAGAACACCGAGGACGCGACTGCCGCCAACAAGGAGTTCGCTCAGAACGCGCAGAAGACCTCGGGCGAGGCGATGAAGCTCGGGGCCGCGATCAACTTCCTGGTGCCCGGCGGGGGCGCCGCCGCTCAGGCCCTCGGCCAGCTCTCGGCCGCGGCGGAGGTCGCCGCCACGGCGGGCGAGGCCCTGGAACTGTCCATGGGCGCGATCACCGCGATCACGCTCCCGCTCGCCGGGATCATCGCGGGTGTCGCCTGGGCCTGGGGCGAGCACACGAAGGCCGCCGAGGACGACGCGAAGGCCGTGGACCTCTCCAAGGAGGCCTACGACAAGCTGGTGACTGCGCTGCGCGACGCTCGGATTGAGCATGACCGACTCACCGGCCACGTCTCCGACGCAGACGCGAAGATCCAGAATGCCGCCAACACGCTGAAGGACCAGTACGGGCCGGCGCTGGACGCAGCCAAGAAGAAGCTGGAGGAGGCGAGAAAGGCCGAGGCCGCACAAGCCGACATTCTTGCGAAGAGCGTCGACCAGAGTGAGGCCGACAAGCAACTCCTCGAGCAGCTCACGGCCGCGACTGGGGAGGCGGCCGACGCCTACTCGAAGCTCAAGACCGAGTACAAGGCGACCCACCGCGTTCAGGCCGAGAACATCGTTCTTACGGACCAGCAGACGAAGGGCAAGAAGGACGAGGCTGCCGCCACGAAGAACGCAGGCGAGGCCGCGCGCAAGGCCGCCGAAGCCCTCAAGGAGCAGAACGACCAGCTCGCCGCCGCCGACACCGCCGCCGCAGCCGCTCGCAAGAGCTACGACGACGTGATCGCCAAGCTGGGGGAACTCGCGGACGCCGACCGCACAGCGGCCCAAAGCGCCGCGGGCCGGCTGGAGGCCGAGCACGAGGCCGCCCTCCAGCAGATCGCAGACCTCAAGCGTCAGGCGGAGGCGGTGGCAACCACGGCCACGGCCCGGGAGAACTTGGAGGCCGAGACGCTGGCGGCCATGAAGGCCGAGAACGTCAAGTACGCGGCCGACGTCCAGAAGCTGCACGACAGCCTGTACGCGGGTCTGGTCCAGAAGGCCCAGCAAGCTGCCAACCAGCAGGCCGCTGCGCAGGCCGCCGCCTGGGATTCTGTTCGGGGCGAGGCAGACGCCGCGGCCTCCTCGATCATCGATTATTTCGGCGAGGAGAGCGCCGCCGGCAAGGCCGCTGCCGCCGCCCAACTCATCCTCGGAGAGATCGAGCTGCTGGCGAACGCCGCCAAGCTTGGGCCGGCGGCCCCGCTCTACATCGCCGCGGGCGAGGTGCCCCTGGCCCTGGGCGCGGCCAAGCTGGCTGGGTTCAACGACACCCCGGGGCCGATCACGGTGCCCGAGGTGGGCGCGTCCTACCACTTCGCCCCACGCGACATCGTGGTCGCCGGGCGGACGCCCGAGGCCGTGCAGCGGCAGGTCAACCAGCTCGGCGGGGGCTCCAGCAGCGCCGCCGGGCCGACGGTCATCAAGCTCCAGGTCAACGGGCGGACCTCCCAGCAGGTCGTGGCCCAGGCCGAGCGGGGACGCCGCGGGACCGGCCGCCGACACCCGGTCGGCCAGAAGCGCAGAAAGGGGTAGAGCACATGGGCTTGGTCAACAACTACGCCGCGGCGTTCCTGATCCCCTTCTCGCTTGGCGTGTGGCGCGACGAGCTGACCACCGGCGAGGCCGGCGCGAGGGCTGGGATCCCCGAGCCCCAGCAGCGCGACGACGGCTCACTCCCAGACGTCACGGTCACGCCCAGCGGCCCGCAGACGCCAGGGACGGAGCTGCAGCTCCAATGGGTGGCGCCCGGCTTCGCGCCGACCTCCGGCTACGTCGTGCGCGAAGCCTCCGACACCACCTGGCAGGGCAGGGACACCCCCCTGCTGGGCATCGCTGGGGACGCTCTGGTCGCAGACGCGGTCGGCAGCACCACACGCCTCCTCCCGCACGGTGTGACCCTGCCAGACGGTACGCGGATCGTGACCTACCAGTCCACCGTGACGGGCGTGTCGCGCGCCGTGGGGGTCGCCTACCGCGCCCCAGGCGCAACGAGCTGGACAACCGTGACGGTGGCCTCGGGCCTGTCCACCGCCTACCCCGTTCATCCCTGCCTGCTGGTCGTGGAGGGCAGCGTGCTGCTCTTCCACTGGAACGTGGACACGGCTGCCACCACGGCCCAGATCGACGTCTACCAGAGCCTCGACGGCGGGGCGACCTGGCGCCGCTACCAGCGGTCCGTGCTACCGGACCTGATCACGGCGGCGACCGCGACGGGTGCGGGGACCGCCGGCTACCTGCTCGGACGCCTGCGCGTTGGGTACCTTCGTGGTCAGCTCCTCCTGACCGCCCACCTGACGCTGGCCGACACCAACAGCGCTGGGCCCAACGAAGTCGTGCGCCAGTACGCCAGCGCCGACCGTGCAGCGACCCTGGTCCTGGTGGACGAGGTCGGCCAGATGGGCCGCCAGGACATCGCCATCTGGGACGGGCGCCTCTTCATCGCCTACGTCAGCACCAACCAGCTCGCCTACTGCCGGCTCCTCGCCAACGCCTGGACACCCTTGTCCACCGTCGCTGACGACGACGCCTTCCTCCATGACGCCACGGCCATCGCGACCGTCACAGGCGTGGATCCGGACTTCTACTTCTCCAACGTCCCCGACATCGCCCTGGCCGTCCTGGAGGGCGGGATCTACTTCCTGGCGCGGACCGCAGACAACGACAAGTCCTGCGAGATTGTCCGCTGGCTGGGCACGGTCGCGGACCGCAACATTCAGCCCATGGGGGTGGGCGGATCGGGCTCCGGCTACGGCTCCTGGTGGTGCCAGGACCTCGGCGGCGGCGCGGCGACGGACTACCCAACGCAGTTCTGCGCTTGGGGCTGGCGGGGCCGGATCCAGGTGGCCTACGTCCCAGAGTCCGACGCAGGGACCTACGACGACCAGCTCTTCCTCCTGGAACTGGGTGGCAACGCCAGCCTGAACAGCCCGTACAACAGGCGGTTCCACGGGGATATTTATCAGGCGGGCTGGGATCGGACGTGGGCTGCGACCTCGCTCCCCTCTGCGACCCGCTACGGCTGGACGAGCCACGGCACCGGAACGGCCGACATCACGACCACGGCTGGCTGGATGCGCCTGACCACGACGGGCGACCAGAAGTACTTCACCTACACGGTCACGAGCGAGCCCGGCGAGATCCGCATGGGGATCTTCATGCGGCAGGTCTCCGGCGGCGCGGTGTCCTCCCGGGCGTTGGCCTGTGGGCTGCGCTGGGGTGGCGTGGGGAAGGCCTTCGAGGTGGAGATCCGCGTGAGCGGCACCCAGGCCCGCCTGCGCGACGTGAACGGGGCATCGGATGTCGCCACCGTCACCGTGGACGCCTCGGGCGGCTGCTACGTCCTCCTGGCCGTCTCAGACTCGGGCAACTGCACCGCGGGCGTGGCGCCCCTCGGAGAAGGGCACGAGCGGAAGTACCAGGAGCTGGCCAACGGCGACGCCATGACCGACGACGCCGGCGCCGGCGGGACCGACTGCGTCTTCATGTTCGGGCACCGCGCCAACGGCACCGTGACGAGCGAGTGGGCCTTCGTTGGGCTCGGGTCCGACGCCACCTTCGCCGCGACGACGACGCTCGCCGACGGACAGGACAACCCCGACGATCTCCAGCCCATCCCCAACGGCATGGGCGTGCCCAGCTTCGTCGGCGAGGGTGTGAGCGTGCTGACGCGAGGCGGCCCGGCCTGGGTCGGCGACCAGATCAACATCCCCGCCGCGGCGGCCTACGGGGCCCGTCGGGCGCTCGCCCGGGGCTGGAGCGGCGACGACCGCACCGACCGAGGGGGCCTCTACCCGAGCCCGGCCACGGGCTACCTGAGCGCCGTCACGGGCTCGCCAGCAGCCTACCGGCTGCCCTTTCGGCTTCCGTCGCGCGCGGAGGAGCGCATCGTGCGCGGCTTCCTCGCCCTACACCTGGAGCGCCCGAACTTCGCCGCCGTCTCCCTCCAGGGCTACACCGGCGCGGCCTGGTCCACGCTGGCCACCTGCACGTGCTCGGTGGGCTCGCTGTCCTTCGCCCGGACGGGGGCACGGGTCCGACCGACTGCGAGCAACGCCACCTACCTGCGCACCAACGAGGTCGCCGGCGGCTTCGCGATCATGGACGACGGCGGAGGGACGATCAAGGTTCGCCCTATCCTGCGCAACGCCAGCGGCCCATGGGGTACGGGCACGGTGGGGACGATCCCGACCCTGGAGCTCGACCCCGCGACGCTGGACGGGACGGAGCCCACCTCGGGCACACTGACGATCATCTATCCACGGGCGACCCTGCTCCTGCCGCGGGCGACGACGGTGTCGTACAGCGCCTTCGCCCTGCTCTGGTCGGCCGCGCCTGCGACGACGAACTGCTACGTCAGCAGCGGCGATCCCAACTACGCCGTGGGCAAGGCCGTGATCGGGGAGCTGTGGGCGTTTGAACCCACCGATTGGGGCATGACCCGCGCCCGGGAAGCCCTGACCGACCTGACCCAGCTCGACAATGGCCGCACGGCCGCGCGCGTCCGGGGGCCCGCGGCCCGCCGCTACGAGCTGCCCTTCACCTGCGCGCGCATGGAGAGCGTGGCCGTGGGCATCACGACCGGGTCTGGCTGGGTTCTGGAGACGGGCGGTGCGACCGCGGGCATGACCGGCCAGGAGGCCGAGATCCTGGACGGCCTGCTGGACGAGCTGGAGGGCGGCGCCGTCCCGGGCGTGTACCTGCCGGTCATCCGGAAGGACGGCGGCACCCGGACGCTGCTCGGTGCCCAGGCCGGCATCTATGGACGCCTGACGAGCCAGGAAAGCTCCTGGAACCTGGAGCATGGGGACGAGTTGCTGGGGACGTGGAACGGTGCCCGTCCCGTCTGGCAGGAGGAGCGATGATCTGGCTGCTGCGGATCGACCTCGGATCGGTCGTCTGGTACGTCTCGCAGGGCGACGCTGCCCCGGTGGACGCCACGGGCGCCACCCTCGCGCACGACCCCACGCTGGATGATCCAGAGGTCGCCTACGACGCGATCCCCGGCACGGACTCTGCGGTCGGGGACTTCGAGGCGAAGGTGAGCTTCCTGGCCCCCGTGTCCGTCTCGGAGTTCGAGGCCAACGGCTGGGCGCTCTCCAAGGGTCGCGCGGAGCTGAGCCGCTGGACGCCGGGGACGCCCTACGAGGCCCGCGAGCGCGTCGCGGTGGGAGATGTCGTCCTGGACGGCCTGCCCATCGCGGGCGAGGAGATCAGCCTCTCGCTGGTCGCGCCCGACCCGAGCGACCTGGACGACTTTCCGCCCGCCGAGGCGGTCATCGGCACCGACACCTTGGACAGCGTCACGATCATCGCCGGGGGTGTGGCGACCTCGGACAGCTTCAGCTTCCCCGATGCCTCCGAGGGCCTGATCTACCCCTGGATCTTCGGCCGGCCGGGGCTGCGGGTGGATGCCACAGGAACGACCGTGAGCACGCCTGCGACTCCCGCGCTGCTGATCTTCGATGCCCTCAACAGCCCCTGGGCGATCATCGCCGGGCACCAGACCCGAGAGACCGACCGCATCGTCTACAACACCGACCTGGACAACGACGTCACGAATCCCGCCTACTCGATCACCTCGACGCTCTGCCGTGACGACCGAGATCGGCTGGTCTCCATCCTCGACATCTCCGGCCTCGTCGGCTTCACCTACGACAGCACCCAGGACCTCCTGATCGCCGGCTGGACGAGCGGGATCCGCTGGGATGACGGCGACGAGATCCGCGGGCTGGGCGAAGTCGCCCTCTACCTGCTCCGCTACTCCGACGGGGGCCGCGTCCACGACCTCGGCGCCTGGCAGGCGGCCGTCCCGCTGCTGAACCGGATCGAGGTCGGCGGGTACATCGACGAGATCGTGTCGCCCTGGGATGTCGTCGCGGGCGAGCTGCTGGCCCTGTTCCCGCGGTGCGTCGCCTTGTGGAGCCCTGGGGGCTACCGACCCGTGGTGTTCGATGACGCCTCGCCCGACCTCGGCCCGGAGCTCACGGAAGGCATCGACTTCGAGTTGGTCGAGGACGCCCGGCCCGAGGAGGTCACGGCCGGCGGGACGACGACGGTGCGGGTCGAGTACTCGCACTACCCGCCCACGGACACCTACCTGGACAGCGTGACCTTCGGCCCAGGCTTCACGGCCGCGCTGCAAGAGGACGCCTCCGAGGTCGCCCGGCGGGCCGCCTCCCTGGTCGACCAGCGGTCCACGTACACGCTGACGAGCGCCTGGCTGTGGCGCCTGGACAGCGCCGCGGTGGCCGCCCGCGACTGGCTGGACCTGCTCTCCGAGCCGCTGGTGCGCGTGCGCGCCCAGGTGTCCGAGCCCGACCAGCTACGCGCCCTGACCGTGGGCGCGGGCGTCCGCGTGACGTCGCCCACGCTCGGCTGGACGGCGCGGCCCTGCTGGGTCAGCGGCCACTGGTACGACGGGCCGCTGGCGGGGCTGCGGTTCCTGGCCCGGCCCAGGGTGGGGTAGCGACCTGCTCTACCAGTAGGAGATCAGGTAGTAGATGCCGTCTCCGCAGGACGCCCGCCCCGCTTCGATGGTCCAGAGCCCGTCGAGCTCAACCACCGTATAGGTGGTGAAGTCCACGCAGTAGTCACCAGCATCATCCTCCGCACACTGAAGGATCGACACTCCCTGGGGCTGATCCGGCGTCGTGAGCAGGATGGCGGAGCCATCATCCGCGGTGTCGCAGGTGTCGGTCCTGCCGAACTGCATCGCGGGTCCCGTGTCCCCGGTCTCGGACTGTGGACCGTTGCAGGCGACGAGCAGGGCGACGAGGGGCAGCAGGGTCAGGTGGCGCATGGTCTGTGTCCTCACGGGACACCTGTCACCTGTCCCGCGACCCGTGTCCAGGGCATCGACTGACGACGGTCGGATCAGCGCGCGTGTAGTACCAGCCGAGGATTCGACCATGGCCGTCACGGTCAGCGGGCTCCGCAAGTACACCACCACCACGGCGGCCGATGGGACCTGGCTGAAAATCAACCTGCCCAGGCACGCCTGCTCTGTACAGGTTGAGGTAGATGGCGCGGCCTACGTGGATGGCCCTGGGGGTGGCCACACCGACGGCGCCTCGCGCAGTTCGGGCGGGCGGGCGACCACCGTAGGCGAAGTCGTCACCCTGCCGATCCCGTCCAGCGCGTCCGGGGTGCCCATCTGGGTGGCGGGCAACGGCGCCAGCCGCGCCGTCACCGTGATCGCATTCGGATCGGAGGCACGATGAACCCCCGCCGCTGGCGCCTGCTGGCGCTCACCCTTCTCGGCCTGCTCCTCCTGGCCGCTGGTCCGACCGTCGCCAGCCGCATCGCCGTCGGGCTCCAGACCAGCTCCGGGACGACGCTCACGGTGGGGACGCTGACCGACGGCTACCTCGTCGCCCGGTCGGGCTCGACCCTGACCAGCGTCGCGCCGTCCGGTCTCGTCTACCGGGGCACCTGGGCGGCCTCGACGAACACCCCGAACCTCGACACCCTGAGCCCGGCGCCGAACGCTGGCGACGAGTACATCGCCACCGACAACGGCACCTTCCACGCCGTCGCGTACATCGCTGGCGACTACATCATCTGGAACGGGTCGAGCTGGCAACGCGTGGCCGGCACGGACCCCGACGACCTCCACCAGCCCGCGAGCGGCGGGGGGCTGATCTACGGGCTGGCGGGCTCGACGGCGACCGCGGGCCGCACGCTCACGGCGCCCGCGGCGGGCATCACGGTCAGCAACGGCGACGGGGCCAGCGGTAACCCCACCCTGGCGTTGGCCAACGACTTGAGCGCCCTGGAGGGGCTGTCCTCCACGTCCTGCCTCGCGGAGCGCACGGGCACCGACGCCTGGACCTGCCTGTCCGCAGCCAGCGCCCTGTCCTTCGTCGGTGCGCAGGCAAGCGACGCCGACCTGACGACCCTGTCCGGGTACACCATCCTGGCGCCGCCGACGATCTCAGGCGAGTCGTTCACGTCAG